CTAAGTTACTATAATTTCTGAATAATTTATATTTTCAGATAAATTTGAAAGAAATAGATAAATAAAAATATGTTATATGATTTGTATAGATTGACTCTTACTTTTTCCTACATGTATACCCCTGACCCTCCTTCCTTTCGGCATCCTTGCTGGTCATATTACATAACTCTTCATCATTACCAGTAACCGTGCTGGTACATGTCCAACAATATTCTTTTTTACATGATGTTGTAGACAATGCGGATGCTAATGCGATAATGCATAATAGTTTTTTCATATAACATTAGTGGTTATGGTGCGAGGAAGTTACATAAACAAAATGTTAAATGCAACTATTGGCCGGTTACCTATTTGCCCTTAAAATAACGGCTATAAATGGCATACCTACATGCATCTAGGGCATGGTTGAATTCATCAACTGGGACATTTGTTATTATCTTACCGTAGCATACCCATTGATAGTTATTTAACTCTGTCTTTAGATCAATAGAATCAGCGGTATAATGGCAGGCATATTCTTTTAGCTTTGTTATGCCAGCATCGATACTGCCCTCACCTTTCAGCGCTGGAAATGAGGCTACCTGTAACGTGCGCAGTTCGGCGATCTTGCCGGGCATATGGTCACAATAAACAATCTGCCCTTCCTTGTATCCGTTTTCGACAAGTGTTTTTTTGATCTGGGCTATGGGCACACCTGCCGCATATAAGCACAATTTGAAATAGGCATTATCGCCCACTACTCCGGACTTTATAAGCGCGTTGATACCTGTAGTCTTGCCGAAGTCAAGTCCCCATGTAATAGTCTCGATATTGTCAGGCCATGCAGGTATCTCAATCCAATTAGTGAAGATTAAAATATCAGTATTTGGTTTTGGATCTTGCTGATATAAACTGTTGTAGCTTACTTGGCTTAATTTCTTTTGGCTTAACACCTTTTCAAGACTATGTTTAGCCGGCCACAATACTTCACCTGGTTGCCGGAAATCGTATGTATTAATATCTTCGGTCCTTATTGCAGGAAATTTAATTACCTCCCATTCCCCTGGCTCCTCTGCTAGTAATCTGCCGGCAAGGTCGTTCTCATCCCATCGGGTGTTCATTATCAACTGCTGGCTATCGTTATGCAACCTGGTCCTGAATACATCTACATACCAGTTCCAACAGCTTTCACTAACCACCATTGACTTGGCTTCTTCACGGTCTTTGTATAAGTCATCGATGATTCCAATATCAACAGGTTCTGATGTCAGCGGGCCGCCACGGCCGACTGTTTTTAATGAACCTTTCTTTGTTACAACTTCGAACTTATGTTCGGTACGAGAGTAGTTATCATAATTTGTGGCGAATATCTTCGAGTAGTTAAGCTTTGTATCAGGGAACACCTGACCGTAAGCTTCATTGTCAATATTTCGCTGAATGGACCGGTTGAAACCACTAGCAATGTTATCTGCATAACTAGCAATTGCGATCTTTAAATCAGGGTTGCGGCCGAGTAAATAAGGTGGGAATAGTCTAGTTGCAAGTTCAGATTTGCCGTGTTGCGGAGGCAGCAATATCATTAACTTTTTTATCTTGCCTTCCGCAAAATCATTTAGTTTCATGCAGATGTAGCCATGAAACCATTGCATATCATAGTCGGCCTTCAGGTATTTTACAAAGCTCTTAAAATTTGATCGGCTTTTTCTGATCAGGAGTGTTTGAGCAGCTTCTATCGCTTGTATTAATTTATCCCTCTCCGTCATTCAGCTTTGATGAAAGGTCTTTTAATAATAACTTAAGCTCGTCATCTGTCTTATCCTTAAATAGTTCAGTATTGCCTTTACCTACCAATTCCGACTTGTCTGCCAATCCTAAATCGCGAGCTATAATATTGGCGTTGAATGCTCCTACTGCGGCGCCCTCGAACTTTTGGGTGTATATTATTTCCTCCGCGCGCGTTGTGACGTAAGTAAAATCTTGACGTTTACAATATTCTTTCCACGTTACCAAGCTGATTCCTAAATAGATACACAACCCAGTAATTGTATAGGGTCGAGCAGTGGGGATGTTTACAATATTCCCTACCTTATCACCGCTTTTGATTGCTTCATTCCGATGCCAGGGGTTGCTATCACACCATTGAAAGTATCCTGTAATTTCTGCCCACAATTCATCCGGGGTACCATATTCGAGATCCCGACCGTGGCTTTCACGCAATCTCCAATATTGATTTCCTTGGGGGGCTGCCATGACCCAAAGTTATTTATTTTCAATCTATTCTGAAAGTTCAATTATTTTTGTTCCACATGAAACACTTTTTCCCTACACAAAAAGTACCTTGCCTTTAAGGTTTTCATATTAAGGCACCACCTGGTACCGAACGTTTTACAAGTATTGGATGGCGGGTAGGTGATGGTGCGGTATTTCTGGCCTTTAAATTTGAAGTATTCCATGACTCCCAGGCTTCCCACGTATATTGGTTTCTCATGCATTTATTGTGGTAAATATTTAAGTTAAATCATCCGGTTTACTCAACATTTCTGCCCAATGGGTTGGATGAGATAATTCTATATAATTAATATGGTCCCCATCAGGGTCGACGACCCCTATGAACTTACCTTCACATTGTTGGTAATAACCAATATAATTACCGAACTTTCCGTTACTATGTTCTTCGAATGATTTCACTTTTGGCTCATTCCAAATTTGAATTAGTCGGCTATCGCCCGGCAAATACTGTGTTATTTTAATCCAATTATTCATGATTAGTTATTTTCTTTTACAAATTCTCCACCTGCCACCTCAACAACCCCGCAATAATCTTCGTGCTCAATTCCCGCTCGCCGGGCATATGCTCAATCCGCTTTAACTTAACCAGGTCATTGAATAGCTCATCGAGGGTATAACTATCCGGCATCGCTTTAACAGCATCATTGATCGCCTGGTGCAGTTTGCGGTTATGTTTGGCTTGTTTTTCGGTCATGGGTTATTTGGTTTTCCAAGGCAACGGCGATATTGGCCCATTGGTTATTTCGTAATACGGGTCTTCGCATTGTTCATGCAGTATCAACTGCCATTTATTTTTTTCCATCTAAAAAAGTTTTTATTTCGTTAAATAATTCCTTGTCAACGACAAAACAATTTTCGTGACTGGATATTAATTTTTCGAGTAGTGAGCGGGCTGCGTCAGCCTGCTTACACCTTTCCAGTACCACACCAGTAATACTTTCGCCTAAAGGAAAACCAGCCTCTTTAGATTGACCGTAATCCAGAATAGGGTTAAGTAATTCGGATGCTTCGATTTTCCACTGTTTCAGTTGGGTGATCTCATAGTTCGCCTTATGCAGCTTAATGGCGTATTCGGTGGCACCGTTGCGGTAACAAATTAGGCATGCGGTATTTTGATCACGGCTATATGTCGGATTAAAATGTAAAGCAGCTTCATGTTCTGCCTTCAACTCAATAGCTTCAAGCACCTCATCAGGTAATTGTGTGTTATTGGTCATTTGTTAATATTTTTGAATTGAAGGCTTACAGCCTAGTTTGCTGAATAAATCTTGTATTAGATGTGGTGGTAGGTCTTCCCATGTTTTGTATTTACTATTGGGATGATTGAACACCGCTGTTAGGACACGATTTGTCTTTGCAAATTCCGCAACCTTCTCATTAAATTCGGTCGCGTCGATGTATGGCAGTTCGTTATCCATTATTTACCTCTTTTTTTGTACGAAATGATCTCACGTTTACGCTTTTTGGAGTTGCGTCACACATTCTAAAACTCTCAACCATTGCATCGAGTAACGCATCTTCAGAATAGCCTTTATCCATGTGAATTTCTGATAAGTATCTATCACCGACTACATCAGTTATCTCTACAACCATTATACATGGCTCGCATTTATAAGATGATGGAATTTTTGTAAGACCGGTAACCTTCAACTTATTTCCCATTACTTACCTCCTTGTATTTGGCGAGAGCGCTATCAACACCTTGTTGGTTTCCATAAAATGCAACCAACGCACGACCTACTAAATCTATCGTTGATTGCTTACTTGGCCCATCTTTATAAACTGTCATTATTGCTTCAGCTAAAGCCTGCGCCTTATCCACCCATTCGGTAGCACCTACGTAATAGCCGTTATAATCATTCGTATATGCCGAATTTTCTTTTTCAGCATACCGTTCGGCTTCAGCCTTTATGCGTTCAATCGTTTCTTGTGGTATGTTGCTCATTTGATTGTTGTTTAACAATTAGATTTTAGTAATTCGATTTCTTTCTCAATATCCTGTATGACTTTTTTACTATGCGCTAGTTTTCTTTCCTGGAATGCTATGCCATCTTTTTCAGCAGCAACTATTGTTTCAATATCATCAGCATAATATTCCAAAAAGAACGACTGCCCTTCCTTGTTCAATATGTCGAACAGATAAAACGGATTTACATAGTTGTTATATGGGTTGCTTAACTGGGTGCCGTATTGTATACTGTCCAAATATTCTATACTTCCAACTACTCCACCACTAATTACTAACTTGTGTTCCTTATTGGTTAACATAGTCCAGCCGGTATCCATACCTAAATGATTGTAGCTTCTTTCAACATTTACAGTTAGAAAAGAAAGGAATAAATCCATCCTTATAGGGTTCTTGTTCCAGTTTATTTTTATTTTGTCGCCTTGTAGCTTATCATAAAAGCATGATTTCAATTCTGGGTTCATTACAAATACGATTTCAGTGGTGAATCTTTTTTGCTGTGGTCATAGTAGAATGGCTTTACGGAACCGAGGGCGAATATATAAGCTGCCACCTTCATACTGTTAACCGCACTCCTTTTACTGCTATACGTTTCGGAACTGCGGGCGATCTCACGGCATATTTGATATTCCCGCGCAATCCACGCATTTCTTGTGTCTTGTGAAGGTGAATGCCGGGTTTGTTTTTAGTCTTGCTCATTGGAATAGTTCTTATTCTTCAATAAATTCATCTTCATCAGCCGTGATAATAACCTGCACTTGGTAATTGCAACCATTAATAACACCATTGGCTATAGGTTTTGTCAAGCTTACCGACGTAATTTCTTTGAACTCTTTTTCAAGTTCGGAGATGTCGATTGTAATTTTATTTGTTTTGCTCATTTGGTTATTAATTTTCCTTGTTTAATACCAGCCTGAAAGGCATACCAAAGTCGGTTCATTAAATAACCGCCTTGTGATTGATCTCTCAGGATATCAGTTGATAAACATTTCTTACCTTCTTTGGAATTTATCCATTCTTCCCATGCTATAACATCGGGATGCTTTTTTACTTCCGCCATCTTACTGTTTTTCAATTATTGCATAATTCTTTTCCTCATCCAGCCCCTTCGATCTCAATAGTGAGTAAAAAGAAAACAATGGGGCCGAATGTGGTATGTCGTTATGAAACCCATCCTTATCGTAATCAACATATCCGTCTAAATAAACATCGACTACCTTCTTCGCATCTTTATCGGTTGCGGTTTTGGTATTAAATATTACTATCTGCCAATCACCAGGTGGAAGCTCTATAGCCTCTCCTTCACCGTAGAACGATAGTAGTGTTATCTTTCTGCCGGGATGGGGGCCTCTCAATTCGCAGCTTTCGGCATTGTCTGGCATCGGTACAGCCCAATGTTTATCTGTTAACTGTGTCATCTCCCTTCCCTCCTTTTTCTCCCCTCGCAATCCCACACCACCACCGGCATCTTTAACACCTGC